TCTTAGCGGCTTCTAGGGCTGTTATGCCCCCTTGTGGCTTTGTGCTCTGCTCATCGCCATGCACCATAATCCAGTTTGTGCCTGGAATCTCGTAAGGCTTCTTGTGATACTTGATGCCTAACTCTGGCAGTCTGAGAAAGTTCTCTATCTCTAACTCTGGTGCGCCTATCAGTCCAGGCAGTCTAGTAGAAATGGAGTTAAAGAGCCGCGCTCCGTGGTTGCTTCTTGAGAGCTGTGTGATCTGCAAGTCATACATGACGTCAACGCACATGTCGCGGTCTCGGCCGATGGTCTTGGAGTGTTCGTCAAAACCTGAACTCCAGCGACTAATCGTCTGAAAGTCAATCTCATCACCGACACACAGAACCTCATCTGGCTTAAACTTGCGGATAAATGTGGCCACATTTTTGACGGCCTTTGGGTTGTGAAAGGGAACTTGTAGATCACTTATCACGACTAATTTCAAGGTTAGTCCTCGTCCTCGTCATCAAAGTAATCTGGCATGTCTGGCAACCAGTTAGGACTAGGCAGGATTGTTGCTGGATAAGTTTGTGGTGCGGTAATCATATAAAGTGCATGATCGCAGCTAAACCCTGCTCTACGTAATGACTTGTAATACTCATTAAGGCCAATACAGTATTGATCCAGGGCTGAGTAGTCAGTTACGTCTATGACTTTTCTGCGTGCCATAGGATAAGTGTTACCTATTTAACATTTCTATGATGGTATCAACACGCACTTCTAATCTATCAACCTGATCGCGTAAAGATGACCCGCCGTGTGTTTTGAGTTCGCTTAGGTAATGCTTAACAAGCCAACGGACTGATGTTACAAAGGCAGCAACAATAGTTATTAGGCTAACGCTTAGGGCAGCCCAGTCTTGCGCTTGCATTACTTCTGAATAACTAACGTTGAGAGGTTAGATGTGCCTGATGACGTGATTGCATACACTGCGCTGCCATGATTTTGAACTACAACCTTATCGCCGTTGTCCATCCGGTAGCCATTAGCCACAGTTAAATCAGCACCACCTAAATACAACGTGCCTGATGATGAATGAAAGTGAACTTCCTCAGCTGCATTATCTTCAGTTACCACTATGGATCGTGTTGTTCCTACTGTGTAGTTTGCGCTGTATATGCTCATTTTTTAGGGGTCGCATATCCAAAGACACCGGCAAGGATTGCCCATAAAACGGCGCGATAATCAAGTGAGAAGTTGCTTGCAGCCCAAGCTGCTAAGAACGCACCAGACATAAGGAACATAGGATGTTTCATTTATTGCCTCCTAGCATAGGTATTTCAAAAAAAGAACCATCCGTGTCAGCCTTACCTTTATTGAAGGAGACGTGGATATGGCTAGTGTGTGGGTTGCTGCCGCTGTATTTACGCCATTTCCAATTAAGGATGCGGCTAGCAATCTTGTGGTTATGTATGACATAACTAATTCGTTTAGCAGGGTCAGACTTTGCATAGAGACGAATCTGATTTGCCAGGTAGATACTTTCAGATTTGTGGTCTGTGAGGTCTGCGTCAATGTCAAGGGCACGAACCCAACCCGCAGCATCAGGCGTATGATCTGATTTACTGTCATGCTTAGCGTCTCCGATTGTGCCGTCAGTTCTACGGTCGCGGTTCGGATAGGTGTCATCTACTTGCTCACGCAGCTGTATAACACTCTTGCTTAAACGTGGTTTCATCCTAACAGTAGTGCTGCTTCATCGGCAGTAATGCCCAACTTAGCCAAAAGAGCAGCTTTAGCAGTTGCCCTTACTTCGACTTCGGCTTGTCGTGCTGCAATTTCTTTTGCAAGGTCTAGTCTTGCTTTTGTTTCGGCAGCAGTTTCATCACGCTCGGTAATTGTTTCTTCGCCTGTTAATACGTTAAATTCTTTTTCTGTAATTTTCATTAGTTTGCTCCGTAAATGAATATTGTTCCAGCGTCAAAATTTCCACCACTAGAAATAATTGAAATTGACGAAATAACGTTAGTATCTGTGTAAGTTCCACCACCAGCGGCCAAAGTCTGTCCGTTTCCAGATCCAAAAGCACCTGCCGCATGAGTAAAAATTTTTATTCCGCTGCTGTTTGCCCCGTCAATAGTTACGACTCCTTGAACGGTAGAAGCAGCACTGCTTGACATATTAGCCAAATCTATCCTATCGGTATTGGAACTTCCCGAAATAAAACCTGGGTCATACGTTGCTGTGGATTGTGCAAGACCAAATCGGTCATTGTAATTAGTAGTAGCTGCGTTAAGTCTTAAAAAAATACTATTTGAAGCTGCATTTGTAGAAGCACCTTGAATGACAGCAGCAAGTTTATTGTATCCACTAAGACCTGAAACGGTAATTGTTGTTGCTCCAGTTAGCGCAGTTCCACCAGCATTGAGAAGTGCGTAAGATGTAGCACCAACAGCAGGAGCAGCACCCGCACCTTTGACAAATACGGCTGAGGATGTCGATATAAATTCTAACGTGCCACTTTCGTATTGTGCTAAGGCTAATGACGCAGATGTGTTCACTGTAGCTGTGCCAGCTGTAATTGTGCATACTCCAGCACCAAGATTTGTTATATTTACTACATCACCTGCCGCAAATAGTGCCGTATTAACTGTGATTGTTGTAGCACTTGCGTTGCTCATTGTAATTGCTGTGCCAGCATCGGCAGCCACTAAGGTATAACTTGCTACTTTAGCTGATGCCGCACCGCCTAGCATGGCTGTTTGTTGCAGCGAAGTCATCTGAGCAGCAGTCAATACTTGCCCCGTTGTGAATGTTTGTTTTGCCATTTATTGCCCCTTAGTAAGTAATGACTGACGTGTCAAGTATACCGTATAGCACACTATCCAATAGGAATCCGTCAATAATAGGTTCGGAAGTTACAAAAGTTGTGTTCCAAGTGCCTGGAGTAATTTCGTGGCTTACTCCCATACATTGCAAAGTTTTGTCTATGACTGTGCCATCTTGCCCTACGTTTTTGACACGAATTGTGTCAAAAAAATCTAGTGTCAAAGCTGCTGTTGTGCCAGCAGAATAGTTAGCTGTGTTTAGATCAAGGGTAAGTGAGTCAATTCTGAGCGTGGTTTCTGCGCGTGTCGCAGTATAGGCTTGTGCAATATCTAAGGCCTGTGCGTCTGTCTGAACTAGCAAGTCTGTGGCTGTGTAAGAGTGTGGGAAATACTTGATTTGGCTGGCAGTATTGCTTGCTGTCTGGGCTGTGCCACCGGCACGCGTAATGCTAGTTGTGTTAATAATAAGTTTGTCATCTAGGGCAGTAACTATGTTGCGGTAGCCGATTCCAGTGCCGTCATTGCTAAAGAATGTTGGGTTAACACCAGACTTGCTTTGAATGGTTGCGCGGCTTAGGAACTCAGCGTTGCCCGATGGTGCAATAAAGAACGCACCCTGCTCTGAAAACTCCATGTTTTGTATAGCCTGTAGTGATGTGCGAGATGTGCCTGGGTCAGCCTGAACTGTAGTCGAACCAGCAGCAATAGATCGCATAGATGAAGGGAAGCCTATGGTGTCCAGAATGGCTGTAATACGTGTGCCTGTAGTCTGGCCAGCCGTTCCACCTGTAACTGTGGTTATGCTCGCCATGTTAAACAAGCGGAAAGCATCTGAGAGTTCAATATCTACATAGCCAATGTTTTGTTCTTTATCCCAGGTATAGTTGTAAGCAACCGTGTAGCCTGAGAATAGGAAGTTGCTATCAGCAGATATACGCACCTTACGCAAAGGCACTAACTTGCCGTAATATGGTGATGCCGGATTAGTTGGATTCCAATCGCCATTCTGATCTAATACTCTGACTGTGGCTGTGCCAGCCTGAAACTGCTCTTGCAATAGGTTGTAACCACGTCTAATTGTTACTTTGTTAACCTGGTTAGATATATCTACGGTGTCAGCTGCCGCATCTGCCAGCGTGTTAAACCCTAATAAACCCTCGCCAATAATAAACGGGTAGCCAAATACCGCGCCAGAACTAAAGTCGAAGGTAACAACTAGGGTGGGTGTTGCCACTACAAACCGCCTGCAAAACTTTGGATGGTGCTGTAGTTGTTGTTATTGCCGTTGGCTGAGTTGTTGACTGAAGCCACGCCTATGCCGTATGCCGCGGCTGATGGGTCTATAAATATGCGAAGTTCAGTAGCGGTTAAATCGCGGTTGTAAGAACTGTAACCGCCATTGACAGGGCCGCCTCTTGCATCTAGACCAGCAAATTGAGGGTCAACAGCATCTGCTAAAGCAGCAAGGTAATCTTGTTCTAGTAATTGGCTAGGGCTTAGCATAGTAGGAATTCCAACTTTAGGCGCACCCAGTTTTTCAAGTTCATCTCTGAGGTCTCTAACGCCCTTCAAAGCCGCTTGTAGGGCATCTGTAAAGCCGCCTAGTGGGTTGGTTGAAGATAATTTCATGGCTGCATATTGAGAAGCCAATAATTGTTGCGCTAGGTTTCCAGCCTCGGTTGAATTGCCTAGAAGGATTGCTTGTTGCAACTTGAGGCGTAAGGTCTCATCCTCAGTTACCTTGCCCATAAGCGCAGCTGTGTTCTGGATTAAATCCATGTTCATAACAGTTGAGGCTTTGTCGAGAACTGCTTTAGCCTTTGTTAAAGCTGTTTGTTCTTTGATTGCCTTAGTCTGCTTACTCATTAAAGCAGCAATTTCCTTTTGACGTTTAGCAGCATCGGCATCGGCTTTTTTACGTGCCATTACTATTTTCATGCCAGCAGGAGTCATATCCGGCATGTTGCCGGACATTGGATCATAAACTCTGTCTTTAGTTGCTAACTCACTGCGCTTTTTACCTAGCGCACCAATAACACCGGAAATCAAACCGATACCGCTGTATTTAGCGATTGTGCCAAAACTACGCGCCAAGTCTGCACCGAAGCGAGCCATTGCTTCCATGTTGGCTACTGCCTGGTCGAGACTGCCACCACCAAATGCGTTTACAATGGCATCGGTTATGCCTTGTCCGATAACTTCTTTAGCGTTGCCAGCGGCAATAGTAAGAGCGTTTAATTTGAAGGCATAAGTATCGGCAGCTAGGGCAGCCTGGCCTGAGAATGTTTTGTTCAGTAATGCTTGGATTTCTTCAAATGACTTAGTGGCCATTTCAGTCTGGGTAAGTCCTAAGTTATATTTTCTAAGGCCTCTTAGGTTGCCTACGTAAGCCTGTGATAGATCACTAACTGTTGTGCTTAGGTCAACGCCTGCACCAGCTGATGCGTTTAGAGCAGTTGTAAGCAATTCTTTAGACTTAGTGTATGACTGTGTAACCTGTAGCAACTTAGCCATGGCCGGGCGCAAAAGGTCATCGGCTACGTGGAATGTTCTTTCAAGCCCCTGCACAAAGTTTTCAACGTTAGTTGATTCGTAGGCTAAGCCTAAGTTCTCAACAGTTCTAGTTAATTTCTGCGCTGCTAGATCATCCTCAGCAAAAGCCTTGAGAGATTGTGAAGCGTAACGAAAAGCCTTTTGTGCGCCAGCCAAACCAATGTAAGCCTTAGCAAGTGATTTAACTCCAGCTTGTAGTCCTAGAACATCTTTGTTGGCTTTGTTAAATGCTGGTTTGCCTTTGTATTCAGCACCAATACCAACTACTAAATCAACTCTGGCCATTATGCAATCCGCCTATTCTTAAAATTCTTTGCTGCGTTTTCTAATGCTTTGATGACTGCCGCAGTTGCTCTGCCTTGATCCTTATTCCATGCAGCAAACATGGCACGACCTTCTAATCTACCTTTGCCTACCATCGGCCCTAAAGCCTGAGCAAAGTTTGGTCTGCTTGATTTTTTACTGCCAGGTGCGCGAACACCGGCACGCTCATAAATAGCACCAATAGCAGATTTGTTGTTTATAGAAGCAGCATAGGAAAAACCGCGATAGTTAGGTTTGGTTGGTGTAGTTCTAAAACTAATGCCACGCTTAGCAATCTTAGAATCCCATGCTGGAAATCTTGCTTCACTCATTGCTCTAGGCCGCCAGCCTGATAATGGGCTAACGGCTGGAACTAAATTACGAGCCTCTTGCACTATTGGCTTTAGTGCTGCAGCCATTTCCTTTTGTGTTTCTTTGGCTAAATCGGGTTCAAAGTTACGCAGGGCGTAGCGCAGTTCTTTAGCGCCTTTTACCTGCGTTGCCATCCTTCATCTCCTTTGCCCTATCTTTCATAGCCATCAAATAAGTCCTGAACATTCGCACATCCATATCTATAAAGGATTGTGCAGGAATTCCCGTCTCTAGGCTCATGCGTGCGATGAGGTAGGTCAGAGAATCCCTAGTCAGCCCAAAGGGAGGTCATCAAGAACTTCCACACGAACAAGCGTATCTAAGAACTCTGCGCCAAAAGGCTTGACAATTTCTCCCGATCTACGGATGCATTCCCAGGCTAACCAATAAACGTCAGTCTGTTTTTCATCTTCACGGAAGGCTTTGTGTAAGCCTTTCTTTGCATAGATTTCAAAAGCATATTCTATTGCTGGTGTGATTTGGTGGACAGTATCGCTACCATCCACCCTTACTATTCTTAACTGTGCCATTTTAGCCCTTTTCTTTTAGTTGTTTAGAATGTGCCTGATGTTGCTAAAGCTGTTGTGCTGTTGCAAGTAAAGGTGATGTCAAACATTGCTTCATCAGCCACTGCGCCGTTGATGTCTGGAATGTTATCAACAAGGATTGTGCCTGTGTAGAGTTTGTTGGTTGCTGATACTGATGCAACTTTATCCTGAATTGCTGAGAAGGCTACGGTTGTGCCGTATGCAGCTTGTAGAGTAGCAAGAACTGACCCTGCTGCTGTGTCATTCAAAAATGATACTGTAATGGTGTCAGCTGAAAGTCCGGTAACGAACTTGTGGGCTGTGTCTCCCATTGCAGTAACTTCTAATTGGTCTGCTTGGCGGTTTAGTGTAAAGGCTGTAACGTGATCTGATAGATCAACTGTTGCAATTTTTAACCCGACCTTATTATTCAAGAATATCGCCATGATTTATTCCTCGTCTTTCTTGGCTGTTGCCTTAGGGGTGGATTCAATTTGACCAATCTTTTTCAGAAAAGCCAAATCTTCAGGTGTTAGATTAGTCATTTTTACGCCCAACTCGTGAGTATGCTCAAACGGATTTCCGTTGTGAGTAGGTCTCCAGCTGTTGTATCAACTGATACCCCAGACACAGAGCCAATATTATAGTTTAGCGAAGATGCCGCTAGTTTAGTAAACACGTCAACAATAAAATCTTCCATGCTTGCAAGTGAACCCTGGTTGTCAAGTAGAGGTAAATACAGTTTAATTCTAAAGTTAGCCAATGGTGCAATAGTTATGTGTTGGTTA